TTCAGCCTGTTCTTCATTGTGGGGACTTACCTTACAAGGATGACCTATTCCATATAAAAGAATCAGAGATACCAAGAAAAAGAGAAGAAAGAGTAAAATTCATAAAAGACAATCACATATACGTAGATACAGTATGGTGGACTAAACAATACAACAGATGTATTTATGGTTATACAGTAGAAAATGCTATCGAGAAAGGTGGAGATGCTCTTGAAGATAATGTTGATGCTTTTTGGAAAGATAATAATTGCTATCTACCACAATACGACTTATATATCATAAATAAGAAAGTACATATTTCAGGCAGATATTATTTCTTTTTAAACTTTTGGCCGATATACGGATTGGCAGAAGGTAGTAAAGCAAAGGGAATAATAAAACCTCGCTTTCTCGATCATCAATTTTTAGTTTCTCGTCTTTGGGAAATGCAAGTAGAACAACAGAAAGACTTGCAGTTGATGAAAACAAGACAATTGGGAATAAGCGAAATGTATGCAGGAGGTAAACTCGCATATAACTATTTATTTGTTTCAGCATCGCAGAATATTATAGTAGCAGGAGAACAAGGAGATGCCGACCATACATTTGAGAATTGCGATAGAGGATTAGATTTAATGGCTAACACACAATTTTATCTTGAAAGGTCAGTAAGTAAGCTACAATCAAATCCTTTAATAAAATCAAAATATACAAGTTCATGGATAAGGTCATTATCTGCAAGGGATAAACCACAGATTATTAGCAAATATTCGCCTTATGAAATATATTATGAAGAAATAGGTAAGGGTAAAAAAGGATGGTCATTAGAAGTGGCAGGTTTTGCAAGAGCGGCTATTTATACAAACAACATAAAGACTGGATGGCAGTCGCAAATAGGCACAGCAGGAAACCTTGAAGGTGGTGCTTATGACTTGGAACAAAGGTTTTACAACCCTGAAAAATACAATAATCTTTCATTTAAAAATACATTTGAACCTAAAGATAATATAGAAAGCAAACGAGTAGGATATTTTTTACCTAAATGGTGGTTTAAGATTATAGATAAAGATGGCAATACTCAAAAAAAGGAAAGCATAGATTGCTTATTAGAAGAACGTAAAAGTATAGCCCCTGATAAATTATATATACACGTAACACAGGAGGCTATATACGCATCAGAAGCGTTACAAGTATCAACACTTGGATTTTTCGGAGATGTCGCAATAGGCTCTTTAAATAGGAGAAGAATAGAAATAAAACAGAATCCTCAATTTCAGTTAGAACGTAGAGGGATATTAAAAGTAAAAGACGTAAATAAACCAATAGTATATTCTAATCTTGAATTTGAGTATGACGATAAAGGGTGGTTAAATATTATAGAAGAACCTGTAACTGACAAAAATGGCTTAGTATATATTAATCTATACCGAGCTGGAGCAGATAGCTACGACTACGAAGAAGCCCACTACTCTAACTCTAAAGGTGCTTTTTATGTAAAAAAAGGCTTTTTAATGGGACAATCTCTTGTCAATACTTATGTTGCAGAGATAGTAGAAAGACCGACTGTAAGCGAGGGTGGAGCAGAAACATTTTACTTCCATACTATATTAGCTTGTATATGGTATAGGTGCAAGGTAAATATAGAGTATTCAAATTTAAGAATATTCCAATATTATGAAGATAGGGGATTTGAGCATTTATTATTTGAAAGACCGAGATTAGCATTTGCAAATAAGATATTAAAATCTACATTGTCTAATAAGTACGGAACAGATAAGAGTTTAAAACCACAAGGACTTGGAATATTAGCCGACAAATTAACTGACGAATATATCGGCAATATGTTTTTTTTAAGTCAAATAGAAGCACTTGCAAAGTTTAAATATATTCCGTCAGCAACAAAGCCATACAACTGCGATAGAACAATGGCAACAATGGAATGTGAGATATTTGACAAAGAAGATGAAATGGTAATAGTAAAGAGTGAAGGCGATATAATAAATAAGAGAAAGAGATTAGTTTATAAAAGAGTAAATGGAAGAATAGTTCAGGAATTTGTTTAATAAAAAAAATATGACAGAGAAAAATTTAGCACCTATAACACTTGTTAAGGAATCTGAAAAAACAACCGCATGGATTGAACAATATCTTCGATATATATCGTCATTATCATCATTGAACGAATATTATAGAAATGATATAACTTGTTGGTCATATTATCAAAATCTAATTAACAAGGACAATACAGACTACTTGACAAAAATAGGTGGTTCAGAATTACCTGCAACTGTAAGAAGAATACCAAAACAAAGACCTTTTGTAGACAGACTTGTTTCTCAACAAGAAAGACGACCTTTTGTTTTCTCATGTGTTTTGTCTGATAAGAAAAGTATAGAGGACAAGTATTTAGATCAAGCCAATGATTATATAGAAGCGATAAAGTCAAACGCACAATATATCCATTTTGAAACTTCATTTAAAATACAACAAATAGAAGAAAAGATAGCACAGATGCAGTCTATGGTTCAGCAAGAACCTAAAACAGCAGATGAAGCACAACAGATAATGCAATTAAAACAACAGCTACCTGTCGTTATAAATAACTTTCAGTATGCCATTACAATGCTTAACGAACAAGGAGCATTAACACAAGAACAAATATCCAAACTTAAATATTATCATAGATACGAAAAAAAGGATTGGAAAGAAATAGCAGCACAAAAAATGTTATTAATGTTAAGACAAGAACTTAATGTTAATTCAGAATCAACAGAGGCATTTAAAATAGGAAGAGTTGTTGGCAGACAGTATTTTTATGTAGATTACGAAGAAGGGAATAGGCTACCTACATTTAAGTCATTAGACCCTATTACTGTAACATATCCTAAAATAAGTTCAGTAAAATGGGTACAAGATGGTCCATGGGTTAAGATAACTGAATATATGTCTTATAACGATATTGTAACAACTTATGGAGATAAGATAGTCGAAAAATACGGACAAGATAAATTAGAAAAGCTAAGTAATGTTTCTTCTGAAAATACACATAGCATGATAAGAGGAAATAATGGAGAAGCGTATTTTAATGAAGAAAGCATGTTATATTCAGGAACAGATGATAATAACTACGGAATAAAGGTAGAGAGGATATGGATAAAAGTACCAAGAAATATAAAGGTAAAATATACTCCTAACCCATTCGAGGAAGGTATTTATTTCAGGCATTTCATACAAAATAAGGAAGTAATAGATAAACGAGATTGGAAATATGATAATGGCTTTTATATCAATAAGAAAAATGATAAAGACGTAAGACAAGAGGGAGATGTAGAAGTAGTAAATTCGCTAAAAGGAGAAAAGTACAGAAATAAATATACTAATGATAGGTGGTATGGAGTAATAATTAATAATGAGATAATTGTTTGCGAGGGTAAACAAAGTTTTGTATTAAGAGATATAGACTTACATGGAAAGATATTATTGCCTGTTTTTGGAAAAACATATTCATCTATATCTGACCAACCATATAGCCTTATAATGGCTACAAAAGACTTACAAGACCTATATGATATAGTTCATTATCATCAGGAGTTAATGTTAGCATTATCAGGAACAAAGACAGTTCTTTTCGATACAGCATTTAAGCCTGCAAGTATGACAGACGAACAATGGGAAGCTGACAAAAAGAAAGGAACTTTAAATATTGAGAGTATTGGGCCAGACGGAAAGAGGCAACAAAGTAATTTTAACCAATGGACTATGTTTGATTTATCAGTATCGAGTTCTATCGGAACACTTGAGCAGATAAAAATGAGCATAGAAGAAACAATGGGTGATATTATGGGAGTGCCAAGACAAATGAAAGGTCAAATGGTTGCAACAGACCAAGTAGGTACTTATAATGCTTCATTAAAACAAGCAGGACTTATAACAGAGATAATGTTCGCAGAACACGACTTAATAGAATCTAAAGCATTAACTCACGCATTAAATTTAGCTTTAACATTCTGTTATAAAGACGGAGAAACATTTGGAATTAATAATAATGACTTATCAGGAGAGATAATAAACATACCTCCAAACGTATTTAATAAGATAAGATTTTCAGTATTAGTAGCCAACAATACAGATGAAGGACAAGGCATGGAAGATATGAGGCAGTTAATTATTGGTAATTGGAAATCAGGACAAATGCAATTTTCAGATGTTGTTGATTTATGGGGAATAAAAACTCTTGC